GTGTGATCTCTACCGCCTAAGATCCTACCAATCTCAGGTAAAGATAATGAGGTGAGTTCTCTAAGTAAATTAATAATCACAGACCTCACTTCTGCATACTCTCTTAATCTTCTTGGTGATATAATTTCTGCCTCAGTTCTTTTATAAAAGTGAATGACTTTATAAAATATATCTCTTGCTTGTTTGTTACCCATCTTAGAGATACCTAATCTTACATCTTTATTTTGTGCAGACTTAACATGAATGACTTTAATCTTTTGTCTTGATCGCATCATGTGATCCTGACCTAATTTATATCCAGACATGAATGCAGATTGATGAATTTCTTTTTCTCTATCGGTTAGATTAGCGTATGCTGATATGCTTTGCTTAAATTTAAATTCTTCTAATAGATTGTAACTTGTATTTCGGGACATAATTTCCTTTCACTGTTTGCACAGTTTGTAGTTGTTTAATTTTTTACTTACCTTTAAGCGGTAAGTTCTTCTTGAACTCTCTGAACTTTGAAAGTAAGTTCTTTAGCTTCAGCAAAATACTTTCTAGCTTTTGCTTGATAAGACAGACCCAGTTCATACTTCTTCTGTTCCTTGTCTCTTAGCTTCTGGAGTTCTTGTCTGACTTTCGTCATGTTCTCTCCTCACTTTGTTAAACTCAACCTTTACATCATTGAGTTTTACTTCTACGAATTTGCCATCCTGACCTTTCGCAGCTTTCTCAGCAGTTTCATAACTTTCAATAAGTTCAAAACTACAATTTCCATATATATGTTTATGATACATTTGTCTACTCTTCTGTTTCTTTTTGGTGTAATTCCTTTGCCATATCTAAATAAATACTTGCATCTAAATATGAATCTTGTTTAAAATTTTCTGATATTCTCATTAGCTTTAACATGGTCATGCAAAGCGAAACCTCATGGGGTGATACATCTTTCTTTAATTTATTCTTTAGTATGACAGACCAAAGCATTCCAAGGATATGAAAGTTTTCTCTATAGTCTCCATACTCCTTAGTCTTTTGCTCTCTAAGTTTCTTCTTAATTTCTTTTTCTAAGTCTATTGTATTCATATTGTTTTTACGAGACAGGTGAGCAAAACAACTTTTTCAGAAAGGATGTACAGAGATGTACTATGAAAAAACTCACCTGCCTCATTGATAGATACTTACATTAAAAGGTTAGTATCTATAGTTTTGTTTATTACCAAAGTTTTGTTTCCTTTGAAAGTTATTATTTCCAAAAGACTTTTGTTGGTAATTTCCTCTGGTATTTCCAGCAGGTTTACTCGCACCTTCAGCAGGTGTTAGGATCACAGTTAAACCACCATTAGGTTCACCAGTCTCCATATCTGAGGACTCAAACGCTGCTTGATTATACCAAGACTCTCCAATTTTTACCCCAATAGTCCAATTCTTATCAGGATATTTTTCGTTCTTTGGTCCTATAAAAGCTGGTTGATTATCACCAGCTTGTTTCTTTGGATTTGGCATTAAGTTGATATATATTTTATCTGCCATTTGTTCTCCTTGTTATTGAGAAGTGAAGTTATCTTCATTCTCTAGTTGATGCTTACGAGTTTCAAACACATCTGTGATTTGACGATAATCTCGCAAACGATTTTTAAGAAGATAATCAATCTGCTTTCCATAAACAGCATCCCTCAAGAAATTTAATCTTGGAAGATGAACAGCTTGTTTAAAGCTCTCCTTGATCTCTTCAACATCCACATCATCATTAAGCTGTGATGTGTCTTTATCCTTCTTACGAATATTTAATCCCAACTCATCATATTCTTCTTTTGATGTGAGATCATTGTCCAATATCCCTAAGTAAGTTAAAGCTCTTGCAAACGAAAAACTGGTTGCTAAATCTAAGTAACCTGCTTTATCTCGGTATTGTTTTGAGTAACCCTCGCTAACAATAAACTCTGGATCTTTTGTGCTGATAATACATTTCATTATCACTGCACGATCTGAGTGTTCCATAATTTTAAACTGCACTCCATAATCTGATCCAAAGACTTGTCTAAAATATTTTATCTTTGACCATGCGGACACAGTTTTCTGTCCCCTGTCATTGATATACACTCCATCCTCGGAGCATAAGTCCATGACTTGTTTTAGTTTGTCTCTCATTCTATCCATCCTTTCTGCTGCATCATCTGTAGTGTTCTTTCACCTATAGATACTTCAGCGTTTTCGTTTGTTGTAATGATGCCAATAAATACAATCATCATCATGGCAATCAGAACAGTTTGTATTATTCTAAAGAACTTGTTGAGATCTTTTTGTTTATCAAGATCATCAAGTTCCTTTCTTAGTTTTAGTGCATCCACTTTGTACTCATCCTTTCTTTTCTGATGAAGAATCCTTCTCATGGTTTGCTCATCAGTCATTTTGTTTTAGCGTGAAGAACATAGGTTGGAGTATATAAAGGATATATATGACAAAAAAAACCACACTACATCCTCCACGCACCTTTTACTCTCTCTAGTTGCTGACTGTCTAAGTCATTATAGTAAAAGCTCTTAAAATCCGGGGGTTCTACAAGCTGAGTAATTTTATTCATATCAGCAGAAGTAATCTCTAATAAATTTTGAATGATAAATGCTTTGTTAATCATCTGATCGTATTGATACATTAACTCAGGAAGCTCTGGTTTAAATATTTTATATTCCTCTGGATTTACATAAACAAGATAAGGAGTTTTCCCGGTACAAACATGATAAAAAGCAAGTTGTTTTAAATGTGTCTCATCTGGCTCATCTGGTAGTTTTTGTTTGTAAGATGATAAACCATTTTTAGTTTGTCTAAAATTAATGGGTTTGGTTTTAAGTTCCATAATCTTATCTTCACTTTCATAATCTATTCTTCCAAGTATATCTAAGATCAAACCTTTAGGTGTGTCATACACATATCTTTCCGCCATAAGTTCCTGATCGCCAAAAATTTCTTTTACTGATTTTACAATTTGATTGGCAGTCGGTTCAATAAACTGTTTCATTTCCTTTCTACACTGTGCATCTCGTTCATCTCTTGGTTGGATCTTATCTATAATATCAAATTCATCTTTTATATTTTCTTTAAGACTTTGTTTTTTAGGTTTAAGTTTTTTACCCATTTCAAATATAATTTTACATAAAGTTCTTTGCACTGGGTTGTTACACGCATTACCAAAATGTGCTTTGTAACCTGCAAGTTGTTGTCTGCGTTCCTCTTGTGTGAACATAACATAGTTAATGAAAAATTTTGCAAGTGGTATGGATAATGAGCTTGGACTTAAATGGTCATAACCTTTACCACCATTCATGGCTTGTCTAATTTTATTTGCTAGTGCTTCATTCATAGTTGTTTTATTCACAAACTTATATCAAAATATATCTTGTGGTCAATAGAAAATATGTATATATCAATTTTAGTTATCAACAAAGAAAGGTTTTAAATGATAAATAGTTGGAGAGAGAAAAACGGATTTAACCATGAAGAATTTGGAAAACTATGTGGATTTAAAGGTAAAAATCCTGCAACTCTATCAGTACGAATATGTCTGCAAGGTAAAAAGAAATATTGGAAGTTACCAAGTGCAGAGATAATGATCCTAATTCAAGATAAGATAACCCAGGGTGAGGTTAAAATTGAAGATATGGTGAGGGATTATGTCAGAAAGTCAAAATGATAAAAAATTTATTCCTTACGAAATTACTTGGTATGACATCAATAGTTCAGATGGCGGTTGGCAAACTGAAGATGATATTAAAAACCATGAACCTGCAATCTGCAAAGATGTTTGTTATATCTACTCTGTGTCTGATTTTAAAGTTGTCACTTTCTCTTCTTATAATCTTCATACTGATGGGAATGTTGATTATGGATTTCTTACATCGTTTCCTAGAGGGTGCATTAAAGAGATTAGAAAATTATGAAAAATAAATTTGATTTTAGTTATGTTAAAGAAAAGTTTAAAGATAAAGAAAAGATCTTAACGATTATTTCTTTAGGGGTAGGTGTACAGTCTAGCACCATGGCACTTATGGCAGCTAAGGGTGAACTTCCTATGCCAGATTATGCGATCTTCGCTGACACTGGTTATGAACCAAAGCAATGTTATCAATATCTTAACTTTCTTAAAAAAACTTTACCTTTTCCAATTTTAATTGTTGAGAAAGGTAATATTAAAGATGATATGATTAATTCAGTTGATAATGGTACTCGTTTTCCCACTGCACCTTTTTTTACTAAATCTGCAGAGACTGGTAAAAAAGGAATGTTGATGCGTCAATGCACAAATGATTACAAAATCCAACCTATAAGAAAGAAGATAAGAGAACTTTGTGGTGTACTCAAAGGTAAACACTTTCCGAAAACAAAGTATGTTGAGCAATGGATCGGTATTTCTACTGATGAAATTGTAAGAGCAAAAGAAGCTCGTGATAAATATATTTATAATTATCATCCGTTAATTGAAAAGAGAATGTCTAGGCAAGATTGCTTAACATGGATAAGAAAGAATAATTATCCTTTACCTGCAAAGTCAGCGTGTTTATGTTGTCCGTTTCACGATGATAATCACTGGGTTGAAATGAAAAAGAATACCCCGGATGAATTTCAAGATGCAGTAGAGTTTGATAAGAAAATAAGACACGGATCACGAAAGATACAAGACCAATTATTTTTACATCGTAGCTGCGTACCTTTAGATGAGGTAGAATTTAAACCTAAAGATAAAGATGCTCAATATAAATTTGGTTTTGCGAATGAATGCGAGGGTATGTGCGGTCTGTAAGATTATTTATGCAAAGATTAGCTGAGATGGATGATTATAGTTTTACAAGGGAAGAGACGGATTTTATTTCTGAATCTGCAGGTATGGATCTTATGACTAATTCTGAACTTAGAGCTTCTGTTATGCTTATGGCAAAAGAAATTAATCGTTTAGTTGAATTAAAGGATAATCTTGAACACGCACTTGAGAGAGAAATGGAGTTAAATAAAAATATTAAAACAATTAATGAAAGGAAAAACTAATGCGTTATGCAAAACATTTCAGCAAGGATTTGTACTCTGCAAGACATAGGGATTTTGATGGTATTGCGATGGTGGATGTGGATTCTGTAGAATGCTGCAGAAACTATGGATGCTACCAACCTCTTGCTATTATTGAGACAGTGTATGATACTGGTAATTATAAGAAATATACCAATGTGGTTGAGCATATTGCAAAAGGCTTAAATCTGCCTTGTTTTTTAGTTTTTTATAAGAAGGGGTTAGGTCGGGGTCTATTTTACAAAATCAGGCAAATATACCCCTTTAAAAGCCGTTTAAGAGGTGTTTCTGAGAGGGTTTGGGTTACTTATTTAAGGAAGATACAGTGGGAGCATCAACAAATATGCAAATATGCAAAAAGATAGATCATTTATACTACTCACTTACAAATTGTATGGACACTTAAATAAGGTAGGTGGACAGAAAAAATCTAATTGTATCAATGTCTTATTGGCTTTGCTGAAGTATGCTTGGAAGAAAAACAATTACAAGTGTGCGGTGAGATACGCCACGCTTTCAAAGGATACAGGTCTAGCAAAGGTAACAATCAGGCGGACAGTTCTTTCCCTTGCTAAGCTGAATGTGTTAAAAGTTAGGCGACTTGCGAGTGCCAACGAGTATGTTATTAATGAGACATTTATGAGATCTGAGAGGGATAAATTAGATCACTCTGGGGTAGCAAATAAGATCACTATTAATAAAAGAACT